CCAGTACAATACCTGTTACTGTGAGATACCAAAGAAAAATGGGAAGTCAGAACTGGCGGCGGCTGTTGCCCTTTATATGACCTGCGGCGATGGCGAGTGGGGCGCAGAGGTGTATGGCTGTGCTTCTGACCGCCAGCAGGCTTCCATCGTATTTGATGTGGCTGTAGATATGGTGGACCAGTGTCCGGCACTGAAAAAAAGAATCAAGCCTGTCATGTCCGTGAAGAGGCTTGTATATAAGCCGACTAACAGCTTCTACCAAGTGCTGTCAGCGGAAGCCTATACAAAGCACGGCTTGAATGTCCATGCGGTTATTTTTGATGAACTGCACGCGCAGCCGAACAGGGAGCTGTTTGATGTCATGACGAAAGGCTCCGGCGATGCAAGGACACAGCCGCTGTTCTTTCTGATCACGACAGCCGGGACAGACAGGAATTCCGTGTGTTTTGAGCAGCATCAGAAGGCGGTGGATATCATGGAGGGAAGGAAGATTGATCCGACTTTCTATCCCGTTATTTACGGCGCTTCAGACGATGAGAACTGGACGAAAGAAGAGACGTGGTTTAAAGCGAATCCTTCACTCGGATATACGATTGATCTGGAAAAGGTACAGAACGCTTATATCAGCGCGAGGGAGAATGCTGCAGAGGAAAATGTGTTCCGTCAGCTCCGGCTGAACCAGTGGGTAAAGCAGAGTACACGGTGGATGCAGATGGATAAATGGGATGCCTGCGCGTTTCCAGTGGATGAGGATGAGCTTGCAGGGAGAGAATGCTACGGCGGTCTTGACCTTTCCAGTTCCACGGATATTACAGCATTCGTGCTTGTATTTCCTCCAAGAAATGACGAGGAAAAATATATCATTTTGCCGTTCTGCTGGATTCCGGAAGACAATATGCGGCTGCGTGTCCGGCGTGATCATGTGCCTTATGATGTGTGGGCGATGGAGGGATGCTTGCAGACTACGGAAGGAAATGTCATCCATTACGGATTTATCGAGCAGTTCATTGAAAAGCTCGGCATGAAATACCATATCAAGGAGATCGCCTTTGACCGTTGGGGTGCAGTCCAGATGGTGCAGAATCTGGAAGGCATGGGATTTACGGTTGTCCCATTCGGACAGGGATATAAGGATATGAGCCCGCCGACAAAGGAATTGATGAAGCTGACGCTGGAACAACGGATCGCCCACGGCGGTCATAAGGTGCTGCGGTGGATGATGGATAACGTGTTCGTGCGGCAAGACCCGGCGGGAAATATTAAGATGGACAAAGAAAAATCTACGGAGAAGATTGATGCCGCAGTTGCCACAGTCATGGCACTTGACCGTGCGATCCGTCATGGCGGGAGTGAAGGCAGTGTTTATGATAATCGTGGTATTTTGGTTTTTTAAAGAAAACCATAACAATGTATATGGAAAGTATGATATAATTAGGAAAAATCATAGGAGGCTCAAAAATGTTTTCTATTCCATATACATTTGCAAACGAGGATGAGTGTTATATTACGATCCCGGCCTTAAAAAGATTTGCTAGAGAGAAGAAAAAAGAAGATCTTAAAACAACCTTGGACAGACCACAGTTAATACAAGATATTGAAAATTACGCAAATCAGTCACCAGAAAAAGAAGAAGAAGTTTTAGATTGGTTGGATCATGTGCTGATTGAGGGAATTAAAGATGTACAGATAAAACTTATAGATGACGAGTCGTTTACGACTGCTTTTTTGAATGAAGATGCATATGTGGAACAAATTGTGGAACCCTTATTAGTGAATGCAGATAATAGACATTTAAATAAAGGATATTCTGGTGAGTTGAGTTTGTTTCGCTATGAGATTTCTAATGAGGGAGAATGTGGGCGAAGGATACGGTTGTATCTAGGGAGACTGTTATGTACTTTTGATAAAAAACATGGTGCGGCAACAGTCCCATACCCAATCGCAGTTGACGTATACTGCGATAAAGGAATTATTGTATCTCGTGCAAAATCTAAATCCGGATTATACAAGTATGTAGATGAATTTGTGTTGGAACAGGCAATACCGACTAAGTCTGAAAAAGAAACAGCTACGGCTATAAAGTGGGTATGCGAGAAGCTGGCAATCAGTACAAAAAAGAGTTTTGAAGCAGAAACTGTATTTAAATCCCGCCTCTATTGTATGTTGGAAAGATATACACAGACACCAAATGAAATTATAGAATTGATAAATCAGAAAACAGCAGAAATTGAAGGAATTGTTGAATCTGTAATGCATCAGATTTGTAATTTGAGACGAGCCTATGAGGATGATGTAAGATCCAATGTATTAAATATGGTAGAAAAATATTTTTCTATTAGCTATCCAGATAAGCAGATCTTTATCAAAGACAGAGAAGCATATCCGCTTAAGCTGAATGCTACAGACGAAGAAGATTCCAAAGTGGAGCAGACGGCTGCATTGGAGGAACCGCTTCAGTCAAAAGCGATTTTTTTTGATAATAAAAAGATGTTACAGAAGAGTCAGGCATGCGATGGCGTAACATTTATGTTTGCAAGAATTAACACAATGTATTGTTCTAAACAATTCAAGGTAAAAATAGTAGTGAATAAGGATTACTGTATACTCAAATTTACGGAGTATACAATGGAGGAGGATATAATTCATGTATTGTTCTCACTTATCGGCACTGCAAGGAATGCTGGATGACGCTCAGATACAAAAGCTGGAAGCGTATTACAGTAGCCTCATTGGTGGTGCAACCCAAAACATAACAGTGTCCAAGACGGCAAAAGCATTAGATATTTCGCCGCAATTGGCGAGTAGGGTATTGACTAAATGTAAAGAAATAGGAATACTGAAAGTATTTTATACAATTAGATGCCCGGAATGCGGTATGCTTATTAAAAAAGTAGATTCTATTGCAGATATTCCATCAGAATCGTTTGAATGCTATGGATGCAATGAGGAAATCGAGGTAGGTCCAAGTGATATTGAAATTATATATGCTTTGGAAGATGATTGTGTTTTTATAGAAGGGCAGCAGGATGGATTAGATTTATCAGCTAGGGCTGTTGTCCCAGAGGATTCTATGGAAACCATTTTTCTAGCTGGTAATGTTAATGAATATTTATTTCATCCCACTGATGACGAATATCAAAAATTAAAAGATATGTATGTTTCAATTGCAAGCCGGAAAGGGACTACAAAAAAGATAGGTGATACGCTGGAAAATTTGACGGAATATCTTTTTAATTTATGTCCTATTTTTAAGGCTGCTGGGATTCGGACAACAACAAATCAAATTGACTGCTGTGTAAGAAACCAAATGTATTTAAAATTTGGAATTTTTGACACGATAGGTGCAAGATTCTTTATTGAATGTAAGAATGAGAGCCAGACACCAAGCGGTGGATATATGTCAAAATTACATAGCATTATTACTACTGCTAATGGAGGTGGAAATGGAAAGTGTATTAAATTTGGAATCATTATTTCGAAGGAAAAAGGACCTTCTACTTTTAAAGAATTGGCAGTAAAATATTACCTTTCAAATCAAGTAGTAATAATTTCAATTTGCGGAAATGAGTTGGAAGAACTGTTTGATAACAAGGGAAATTTACTTGACCTTATCGAGCGAAAAGCAAGTGAAATAATGATGGATGCTACAACCGACTTAAAAAAAGTAGGATTATATAATTCATGATAACTAAGAACATCTATTTTGGAAATTTGTGAATTCAAAGTAGGTGTTTTTTTTATGTTCAATTTTAGGAGGTAACGAATGGGAATCAGGAGTTTTTTCGGTATTGGTCAGGCGAGGGATAAGCCGGTCAACACAGCCGGAAGCGGATATTCGTTTATGTTCGGGAGAACAACAAGCGGCAAACCTGTTAATGAGAAGACGGCAATGCAGACCACGGCGGTCTATGCATGTGTGAGGATTCTGGCGGAGACGGTAGCTTCGCTGCCACTGCATGTATATGAATACAAAGATGGAGGGAAAGAGCTGGTGTATGACCATCCGCTGTATTATCTGCTCCACGATGAGCCGAACCCGGAGATGACTTCTTTTGTGTTCCGTGAAACGCTGATGAGCCATCTCCTGCTATGGGGGAATGCCTACGCGCAGATTGTGAGAGATGGAGGCGGCAGGGTGCTTGGGCTGTATCCGCTTCTCCCTAACAAGATGGATGTGGACAGGGATAACCGGGGGCGGATTTATTATGTGTATTCGAGGGATACCAACGAGAACCCCAGGTTCAAGGACTATGGGGATATCAAGCTGCGGGCGGAGGATGTGCTTCATATTCCGGGGCTTGGTTTTGACGGGCTGATCGGGTACTCGCCGATTGCTATGGCAAAAAATGCCGTGGGCATGACGCTTGCCTGTGAGGAGTACGGCGCCAGTTTCTTTGCCAATGGAGCGAATCCCGGCGGCGTGCTGGAACATCCCGGCGTCCTGAAAGACCCGTCAAAGGTCAGGGAATCATGGAATTCCGTTTACCGGGGTACCAATAATGCCCATAAGATTGCCGTTCTGGAAGAAGGCATGAAATACCAGCAGATCGGGATACCGCCGGAGGAAGCGCAGTTTCTGGAAACAAGGAAATTCCAGATCAATGAAATCGCAAGGCTGTACCGTATCCCGCCGCACATGGTAGGGGATCTGGAAAAATCCAGTTTCTCCAATATTGAGCAGCAGTCTCTGGAGTTTGTAAAATATACGCTTGACCCGTGGGTAATCCGGTGGGAACAGTCGCTTCAGAAATCGCTCCTGCTTCCGAGCGAGAAAAACAAATATTTTATCAAGCTGAATGTGGACGGCCTGCTCCGGGGCGATTACCAGTCCCGCATGAACGGGTATGCCACGGGCCGGCAGAACGGGTGGTTTTCCGCAAACGATATCCGAGAGATGGAGAACATGAACCCGATTTCCGATGAGGAAGGCGGGAACCTGTATCTGATCAACGGTGCGATGACAAAACTTGCAGATGCCGGGATGTTTGCAGGGGAAGGGCAGACGGAAGGGACGGAGGAAACCGGGCAGGAGACTCCGGCACAAAATCAAAGAAAGAGAGGCAAGCGATGAAACGGAAGTTTTGGAACTGGGTAAAAAATGAGGGCGGTCCTTCCACGGAGAGGACGCTCTTTTTAAGCGGGGAGATTTCGGACGAGACATGGTATGGGGACGAAGTCACTCCCAAGCTGTTTAAGGATGAGCTGAATGCCGGAGAAGGGGACATCACGGTATGGCTGAATTCTCCGGGCGGGGATGTGTTTGCGGCGGCGCAGATCTACAATATGCTCCGTGACTACAAAGGGAACGTGACCATAAAGATTGACGGGCTTGCAGCATCGGCGGCATCCGTGATTGCGATGGCGGGGAATACCGTCCTTGTGTCCCCGGTGGCAATGATGATGATCCACAATCCAGCTACTCTTGCAGTCGGCAATGCAAAAGATATGGAGAGGGCCATTGCCATGCTGAATGAAGTGAAGGAGTCCATTTTAAATGCTTATGAGGGGAAAACCGGGCTTTCCCGTGCGAGGCTTTCCCACATGATGGATGATGAGACTTGGTTCAATGCCAAGAAAGCGGTGGAGCTTGGATTCGCAGACCGGATTCTGTTTGATTCCGGCGGTGAGGAAGGGGAAAATCCGCCGAAGAAGCCGGAGAAAACAGAGGGGAAAGAAGGGGAGGAAAAGAAACTCCCGTTCCAGCAGGATTCCGTGCTGTTTTCACGGAAAGCAATGGATGTTTCTTTCCTTTCCAAAGTTTCGGATGGAAAGCCGATGGTACCTGTTGACCAGTTAGAGAAGAGACTGAGTCTCTTAACACATTGAAGGAGGACGAAATAATATGAGCAAGGTATTGGAACTGAGGGAAAAAAGGGCGAAGGCATGGGAAGCGGCGAAGAAGTTTCTGGATGCCAAGAGGACGGCGGACGGGTTTGTGTCTGCCGAGGATGCGGCAGCATATGACCGGATGGAAGCGGATGTGGTCAATCTCGGAAAGGAGATTGAGCGGCTGGAACGGCAGGCCGCCATCGATGCGGAACTGGCAAGGGCAACCAGCACACCGATCACGAACCAGCCGAATGGAAGGATTGACGGGGAGGTTAAAACCGGGAGGGCCACGGAAGAGTATAAGAGAGCGTTCTGGAACGGCATGAGGAACAGGATTTCCTATGATGTCCAGAACGCTCTTTCCATTGGCACGGATTCCGAGGGAGGCTATCTCGTACCGGATGAATATGAGAAAAAGCTGGTGGAGTCCCTGCAGGATGAGGTGTTCTTCAGAAGCCTTGCGACAGTAATCCGCACCTCCAGCGGTGACCGCAAGATCCCGATTGTGACGAGCAGAGGGGAGGCGGCATGGATCGATGAGGAAGGGCAGTTCCCGGAAAGCGATGACAGCTTCGGGCAGACTTCCATCGGTGCTTATAAGCTGGCTACCATGATTAAGGTATCCGATGAGCTTCTGAATGATTCGGTGTTTAATATCGAACAGTATATTTCCAAGGAGTTCGGACGCAGGATCGGTGCGAAAGAGGAGGAAGCATTTTTTGTCGGTGACGGTCAGGGCAAGCCCATCGGTTTATTTAACACTACGGGCGGCGCAGAGACAGGGGTAACCGCAGCAACCGTGAGCATCACGTTTGATGATGTCATGGATCTGTATTATTCCCTCCGTGCGCCGTACCGCAATAAGGCGTCATGGCTCCTGAACGATTCCACGGTCAAGGCTATCCGCAAACTGAAGGACGGCAACGGGAATTATATCTGGCAGCCGAGCGTGCGCGAAGGCGAGCCGGACAGGATTTTGAACCGTCCGTACCGCACTTCCATCTATGTGCCGGAGCTGGCGGAGGGAAAACGTGTCATGGCATTCGGTGATTACAGCTATTACTGGATCGCTGACCGTCAGGGCAGGAGCTTCAAGAGACTGAATGAATTGTATGCCGCAACAGGGCAGGTGGGATTTCTTGCCTGTGAGCGTGTGGACGGCAAGCTGATCCTCTCAGAAGCGGTAAAAACGCTGGATGTGAAAGCGAAGACAACTTAAATGAGGGAGGGCGGCAGGAATGGTGGTTACACTGAAGGAAGCCAAGCAGTATCTGAGGGTTGACTCATCGGATGAGGTTGAGTCAATCCTCCAGTTTATGTGTACTGCGGAACATCTGGTTCTGGAGGTAAGCAGACGGCCTGCGGAGGAACTGGAAGCGTATACGGATATTGTCAGGACGGCGGAGCTTTATGCCATTGCGTATCTGTATGAGCATAGGGAAGAAGCTGACCACAGGGCTATGACAGAAACGCTCAAATATCTGCTGTTCTCCGTGCGGAAGGAGGCGTTCTGATGATAGAGCTGATGCGGGAACGCATTACGTTCCAGAAAAGCGAAGCAGGCACGGATAAGAATGGAAACCACATCTTAAACTGGTCAGACTGCTATTCCTGCGCTGCGTATGCCAACAACCTGTCGGGAAAGGAATATTGGGAAGCGGCGCAGGTCAATGCGCAGACGGAAATAAATTTTGTCGTCCGGCACTGTTCGGAGATTGCCGTTATGGATACGGAGCATTACCGCATCCTGTTCCGGGGAAAGATTTATAATATTTCCCTGATCGACAACGTGCAGTATAAAAATAAAACCGTGAAAATCCGGGCGGCGCTGGTAAAGAGGTGAGGGAATATGGCGGGAGAAAGGGTAAGCGTTGATGCGATGGCGGATGCTATAATGGAAGGTTTGTTGGAATATGCTGACCTTGCTTCGGATACAGTCAAGGAAGCGGTGACGGAATCGGCGAAGACGGTCAAAAAGGAAATACAGGCCGGCGCACCATCCCGGACGGGGAAGTATAAGAAAAGCTGGGCGGCAAAAAAGACAAAAGAGAGCAGCAATGGGCTTGTCATTACAGTGCATTCGAAAGACCGTTACCAGATCGCACATCTTCTGGAGCATGGCCATGCCAAGCGCGGGGGCGGCAAGGTGGCTGCCATCCCCCATATCGCCCCGGCAGAGGCAAAGGGCGAGGAAGAGCTGATGGAACGGATCGAGAGGGGGCTTAAGCCATGACACATGATGAAGTAATGGAAATGATCAGTAAAATGGGGCTTCCGTCCGCATATGACCATTTTGTGGAAGGGGAATCCCCAGATCCGCCATTCGTGGTGTTCCTCTATCCGAACAGCAGGAACTTCGCAGCGGATGGGAAGGTTTATTTTAAAGTCAGCCGTTTGAACATAGAACTTTATACTGACCAAAAAGATATCAGCTTAGAAGAAACGGTGGAGGCTGTCCTTGACGGTTACGGTATATTTTATGAGAAAAGCGAAGTATGGATTGAGTCAGAAAAACTGTATGAAGTGCTTTATGAGATGGAGGTATAGAAGTGTCCAATAAAAAGAACAAAGTAAAATTTAATATCTGCAATGTCCACTATGCGCCGATTACGGCAGCGGAGGACGGGACAGTATCGTTTGCCGCGCCTGTGGCAATGCCCGGTGCGGTTTCCATCAGCATGGACCCGACAGGGGAGCCGGAATCGTTTTATGCGGATGGGGTGGAATATTATGTAATCAATAACAATCAGGGATATGACGGCGATCTGGAACTTGCCATGATCCCGGAATCCTTCAGGACGGATATCCTGAAGGAAGAAACGGATGCCAATCAGGTGCTTGTGGAAAATGCAAACAGCGAGACAGGCAGTTTTGCACTGTTGTTTGAGTTTGACGGGGACATCCGTAAAATCCGCCATGTATTGTATAACTGCTCCGCTTCCCGCCCGTCCATTGAATCAAAGACCAATGAGGAAGATAAGGAAGTGCAGACGGAGACGCTGACGGTAAAAGCAAGGCCGATGGCAAACGGGTATGTGAAAGCCAAGACCGGGGATGCAACTACGGAGGCGGTTTACAATAACTGGTACAAATCCGTTTACGAGCCGAATGCCTCCCCAACGCCGGAGGAAACTTCAAATACAGAAAATGCGTAAAGGAGATGGAAAAGGATGAGCATTATGAAAAAAATCGAAATAGACGGGCAGCAGGTGGCGTTTAAAGCAAGCGCGGCGATTCCCCGTATTTACAGGCTGAAATTTCAGAGGGATATTTATAAGGACCTTCGGGTGCTTGAAAAAAGCGTGGGAGGGCAGAAGGAAGAAGAGAGCAGCCTTGACCTGTTCAGCTTGGAAATGTTTGAAAATATCGCATTTGTTATGGCGAAGCATGCTGACCCGTCCATACCGGATACCCCGGAGGAATGGCTGGACGGCTTTAACACATTTTCCATTTACCAAGTGCTGCCGAAGCTGATTGAACTTTGGGGGCTGAATGTCAAGACGGATGCTGAAGCTAAAAAAAACTTCGCCCAACAGAGCGCGAAATGACAACGCCGCTGTTCCTGTTAAGATGTGTTCAGTTGGGGCTGTCCATAGCGGATCTGGAGCTTCTCTCCATAGGATTGATCAATGATATGTATATCGAAAGCAGGAATGATGAGCATAAATATGCTGCACTTGCGACACAGGAGGACATGGACTTATTTTAACGTTAAAATAAGTCAAATTATCACAACTGTTTACAAATCCACACCTTTTTTGAGAACGCCAGTAAAATCAATGCTTTTGAGACATTGAGGTGTGGATTTTGCCTTGTGCAAATGAGTTGCCCGGATATTATCAAAGTCTGCACTTTTCCGGCACATTCTGAATTTTTAATCCCAAAAAGTGATTGATGTGGCTCATTTACCATTTCAGCCATGAACATTTTTCAGAATGTGTCGGAAATTCGTAATCTAATACAGTTTTTTGAAGAGAGCTGTGTCCAAACAAAATCCACACCTTTTATCAGGGAAACGTTGAAAACTCTAGTCTTTCGTAAAAAGGTGTGGATTTGATTTTAGTTGTGATATATGGACCGTTTTTAAGATGGATCGGCAAGGAATGTAAATTTCCTTGCCGGGATGTTGGATTTGCGGATGCTTTACTATGGGCGGGTGGTATGGTATGATTAATACAAATTACCGCTTTTTTTGATAATTGATTTATTTGAATATGATTTTAACGATAGCAAAGAGGATGCTGCTGTGAGAATACAAGAAGAACTTGAAGAAATGCAATTACCAAAACAGTACAAAAGAAATGGAAAAGATTGCTTTCTTGACCCATACAGGAAACGGTTGATTGAAATAACTCCAGAGGAAATCGTCAGACAGAAGATTGCCAAATACTGTGAGGAGATTCTTAAAGTGCCTGCGGAGTGTATTATACTTGAAATACCAATGTCAAAATATGTGGCAGGGACAAAGGGGCGTGCCGATATAGTTATCCATCAGAAAACATCGGGTAATGTGTTATACCCTCTGATGGTAGTGGAATGTAAACAAACCAATGCCTTTCTCACAGATAAAGTGGCGGAGCAAGCGGTTAGATATTGTGATATTATTGGCGCGGACTATTTTGTCATTACAAACGGCATCGATATGGAGATGTTTAAATTCACAGAAAAGACCAATGGCTACCAGAAATTAGAGAAAGTTCTTTCTTATGACGAGATGGTTTCAAGAAACGAGCCAATTATGTTAGTGGAAGAAAAGCTATCACGGTTTACTTTAGAGCAATTACGGGATATTGATTTAATGAGAGAGTACAGCGAAGCGGATATATGGGTTTTCGGCAGTGATACTCCTGCAAAATTTATCCCCTTTGCAGTTAATCTGTATCAAGCATTGCTGGACGAAGAACATAAACTTTCAGCGGCGAAATTTCAGAACTTCGAAATGGTGGAAGATTTGGGTGTCCGATACTATGATTATTCTAACGGTGGCGGAGGGCATTTTAATGGATTATATAGGTCGTTTCTTATAAACGATGTTGATGGCGATAGTCAGATATTGAGTTTTTCGATGTTCGGCACGGGAGAATCAACGGAATACGACGAGGTAAATACTCATAGGAAAAGTTATACCGTATTTTTTGTGGCAATAGATAAATTTAAAGTGAGCAAAGCAATCTTAGAATATAATATGGACACCTTTGTAAATTTATTTGGAAAAGAAGCAATATTTAGGCATAACGGAAGGATTAGTGGTTTGCCGTCAGATGGATTAAAGGAATATGTTGGTAAGCATTCCGAATTAATAGAATTAAAAGGGAAAATATTAGATATAGGGCGGCTTCCATCAGACAGATTACTATTTTTGGATGGCAAAGAAGAAAGTAAATTTATGTATTCCTTTATGGAATATACTTTGCTGCGTGAAAGGTTCCGTAATAATATGCAGAAAAGATAGATCTAAAGGGGGAAGGGATGAATGGTTTTTTCAATTTTGGGTAAGCATTTGTGATATCGGGAAATTCAATTCTTAGTTTGTGGGATTAAAAATGAAATATTACATAGAGCATCGGCAGAAATGTCGGTGCTTTTTCCGTATATGGGGCAGTGATGCTCCTTTTTTATGCCCGTTTTGAGGAGGTGGGAAGCATGGGTGCAAGCAGGATCAAGGGTATTACGGTAGAAATCGGCGGTGATACCACGAAGCTACAGAATGCCCTTAAAGGCGTGAATTCCGAAATCAGGAATACACAGTCACAGCTCCGGGACATAGAAAAACTCCTGAAACTCGATCCGGGCAATACGGAACTGCTGGCGCAGAAGCACAGGCTTCTCGGACAGGCGGTGGAGGATACCAAAGAAAAGCTCGCTACCTTAAAGGCGGCTGCGGAACAGGCAAACACGGCGCTTGCAAACGGGGAGATTTCGCAGGAGCAGTATGATGCGCTCCAAAGGGAAATCATAGAAACGGAGCAGGAACTGAAGCGGCTGGAAACTCAGGCAAACCAGTCTGCTGTGGCCATGCAAAAAATAGCTGCCGCAGGCGAGAAATTAAAGAGCGCCGGGAGCAGTATATCAGAAGCCGGGAAGAAGCTGATGCCTGTAACAGCGGCGGTTGGAGGGCTTGGCACGGCGGCGGTCACTACGGCGGCGGATTTTGAATCCGCCATGTCACAGGTACAGGCAACGATGGGGATCACAAAGGATTCCATGTCGCAGGTAGACGGGCAGACGGTCAATACCATGTCCACGCTGTCCGAACTTGCCAAGAAGATGGGTGCGGAGACTGCTTTTTCTGCAAAAGAGTGTGCCGAGGCACTAAATTACCTTGCGCTTGCCGGATACGATACGCAACAGATGTGCGATACCCTGCCGACTGTCCTGAACTTGGCGGCGGCAGGGGGAATTGACCTTGCTTCTGCTTCCGACATGGTAACGGATGCCATGTCAGCCCTCGGCATGGGCGTGGATGAAGCGGAGATGATGGTAGACCAGATGGCAAAGACTGCATCCACCACCAATACTTCTGTTGCACAGCTTGGCGAGGGAATCCTTACCATTGGGGCGACAGCCAAGTCCGTAAAGGGCGGCACGGCGGAATTGAATACCGCGCTCGGAATCCTTGCCAACAATGGCATCAAGGGGGCAGAGGGAGGGACGCATCTTAGGAATGTCATCCTGTCTCTGCAGAATCCGACAGACAAAGCGGCGGCGAGCATGGAAAAGCTCGGCGTGGATGTCTACGATTCTGAGGGGAATATGCGCTCCCTCAATGACATTCTTGGGGATCTGAATAAGAGCATGGACGGGATGACTTCTGCAGAGAAGTCCAATATCATCAGCACCATTTTCAATAAGACTGACCTTGCTTCCGTGAATGCCCTGCTTGCCAATACGGGCAGCACATGGGATGACCTCCAGCAGTCAATCATTGACAGCGGCGGGGCGGCGCAGCAGATGGCGGATACACAGCTTGATAACCTTCAGGGGCAGCTTACCATCTTGAAATCTGCGCTGGAGGGACTGGCGATCTCCTTCGGGGAACTTCTGATGCCCGCCATCAAGCAGATTGTCGGTTGGGTGCAGATATTTGTGGACTGGCTCAACGGCATGGACGAGGGGACGAAAAAAGTCATTGTGACGGTGGCGCTGCTGGCGGTGGCATTGGGGCCGGTCCTTATCGTGGTTGGGAAAGTCATCTCTGCAGTCGGCACGATCATGACAGTCGTACCAAAGATTGCGGGAGTTATCAATACGGTAAAAGCCGCATTCGTCGCTTTAAATACCACCATGCTTGCCAACCCGATTGTTCTAGTTATTGCAGCTATTACAGCGCTTGTGGCCGCATTTATCTATCTGTGGAATAACTGTGAGGAATTCCGGGAGTTCTGGATCAACCTCTGGAACCAGATTAAGGAAGCGGCAGTTGCTGTATGGGAAGGGCTGAAAGCGTTTTTAACAGCAGCGTGGGAAGCAATTTCTGCGGCAGCTAAGACCATATGGGAGGGAATTAAAACATTTTTCTCCGGGATATGGGAAGGAATCAAGCTGATCTTTTCTGCGGCTGCGGAAGCGATCAGACTTATTATCACAATGTATTTCAACTTGTATAAGACTGTCATTACCACGGTGCTTAATGCAATCAAACTGGTGGTGACTACGGTCTGGAATGCCATCAAGACGGTAATCACTACGGTGGTCACGGCAATCCAGACGTTCCTTACCACGGCATGGAATGCGATAAAAACGGTCATTACCACAACAGTCAATGCCATAAAGACAGTGATTGTCACGGTCTGGAATGCCATTAAAACGGCGGTCACGACAGTGGTCAATGCGATTAAGACAGTGGTTTCCACGGTATGGAACAGTATTAATAATACCGTCACATCCATCGTGAACGGCATCAAAAATACAGTTACAGGTGCATTCCAGAATATGCTCACTGGAATCAAAGGCACGATGGGCAGTATCGTATCAGCCATCAGGGACGGGTTTAACCAAGCGATCCGGTTCATTACCTCCCTTCCTTCCCAAGCACTGCAGTGGGGGAAGGATATCATCATGGGGATTGTCAACGGGATCAGGAGCTGCATCGGCGCAGTCGGGGATGCGGTTTCGGATGTGGCAAATAAGATTAAATCGTTCCTCCATTTCTCCGTGCCGGATGAAGGGCCGCTTACGGAGTATGAGTCTTGGATGCCGGACTTTATGAAGGGGCTTGCCAGAGGCATAGAAGGGAGCCGGGGGCTGATAGAAAAGGCTGTCCGGGGCGTATCGGAGGATATGGTCATCCATCCGTGGGTGGCTTCCGGTATGGCTGATGCAGAAAACTCTGCGGGAGCGGCGGCAGGCAGCAGTCTGGCAGGGCTGACATCGGCGATTACAGCGGCTATCCGGGATATGAACGGGCATGGTGGGGACATCGTCATTCCTGTTTATCTTGGCAGTGCGATGCTGGATGAGATTGTGGTAAGCGCGCAGCAGAGGACAAATTTAAGGAGCGGAGGGAGATAGAAAATGGCGTTTGTGCAGTATCTAAAAATGGAAGGTACCGACCTTCCGCTCCCCGATTCGTATGATCTTGGCCTTACCGATGTGGAGGCGGATTCCGGTGGGGAGACGGAAGCCGGGACAACGCAGAGGGACGTGGTAAGGACGGGAGTGGTTACGATTGCAGTGTCTTTTTCTGTCAGCGCCGTATGGCTTGCGCGGCTGACGGCGTTTTCCAAGCAGGAAAAGATTGCCGTCCAGTATTTTGATACGGAGGAGCTTGCACTTAAGGAAACAGAGATGTATGTGACAGGATTCAAAGCAAAACTTTATAAGGATACTTCTAAGAAAGGGCTGTGGACGGTGTCATTTACGCTGAACGAATTATAGCGGAAAGGGGTGTTTTCATGTACCCGGTAAGCGAGGCATTCCTGCAGGCGGTGCAGGAGAACACCAGAGAATATTACTGGACGGGGAAAATTACAACAAAAGCAGGAAAAGAATATCCTTTCGGGTACCGTGATATCGTGAAGGGAAGCGGGTATATCACGGCGCAGTGCTGCGGAAGCACGGAGCTGGAAATCGGGACGGTGTATGCGTCAGAGATGGGGATCACGCTCTTTTCACAGATTGACCGTTATACGCTGGAAGATGCGAAGGTGGAGCTGTCCTGTCATTTCCGGCTGCCGGACGGGATCTTTGAGGAAATCCCGATGGGCATTTTTGAAATCAGCGAAGCAAACAGGCATCTGAAAACACTGGAACTGAAAGCATATGATTATATGCTCCGGTTTGAGAAGAGCTTTAACGGGTTTGAAACCGTGGGAAATGCCTATGCTTTTCTGGAACTGTGCTGTGGGGCCTGCAATGTGGAACTGGCACATACCAAAGAAGAGATTGAAGCGATGCCGAATGGGGCGGAGCTTCTTTCCATCTACCCGGAAAATGATATTGAAACGTACCGGGATGTTTTGTATTTTGTTGCGCAGGTGTTGGGCGGTTTTTTCTGCATCAACAGGGAGGGACGCCTTGAGCTTCGCAAATACGGTACGGTCCCGGTATTGGAGATAAAAGGAAGGCATCGGTTTTCCAGCAGCTTCTCTGATTTTATTACGAGGTATACGGCGGTCAGTTCCACGAATCTGAGGACGCAGACGGCGGAATATTATGCGCTGGAAACGGATGACGGGCTGACCATGAATCTTGGCGTCAACCCGCTCCTGCAGTTCGGCCTTGAGGAAACACGGCGGACGCTCTGTGAAAATATTTTAACAGACCTGTCTGTTATATCTTATGTCCCGTTTGATACGTCCACGATAGGGAACCCGGCGCTGGACTTAGGGGATGTGCTGACTTTTTCCGGCGGTCAGGCAGACGGGACGCAGACTGCCTGCATTACATCCATCGAACACCGTATCGGTGGAAGACAGTCCATCCGGTGCGTAGGAAAGAATCCCCGGCTTGCACAGGCCAAGAGCAAGAATGACAAGAACATTTCCGGGCTGCTGAACCAGATTGAAGCGGGAAAAATCGGCATACACACGTTTACGAATGCGTCTGCTTATACAATCGCTGACAGTGACGTGCGGATTATCAGCATCGAATTTGCATCATCGGAGGAAACCCATGTACAGTTTTTCGGGCAGGTCATTGTGGATGTGGCAGCGGTACAGGATGACCGGGAAGCAAGCGCAAAGGGAAGCATCGTAATCCCGGCCAATGCAGATGGGACTGCAGGAGCCGGAGATGCGGTAACGGGAGACACGGATGAATCCAGCAGCACCGGAACAGGAGAGGATGGCATTACCGTTGAGGTGGAGCTTCCGGTTACTTGGAAGGAAGACGGCATGGCGGAAGCCATTGTGACCTTCGTATTCAATGATGAGGAGATACTGCTCCACCATCCGGCGGAAACTTGGCACAGCGGGAAGCATACTTTTTCCCTCTATTATCCGATTGACAATGTCATCCCGAATATCACGAACACCTTTGAAGTATATCTGCGGATAGCGAATGGGACGGGCAGCGTGGATACCGGGGGCTGCATTGCCGCAGTCAGCGGTCAGGCAATGGCGGCGGCAGCGGCTTGGGACGGCAAGATCAATATAGAAGAGACAGCGGCAAGGTTTATGATCGGCGGATGCATTCAGGCGAGAGGTTATGGGGAAACCGTGAAGATGGAAACAATGGAGCTGGTACAGAGAAGCTACAGCGACCATGTGGCAGGAAAATATGCCATCGGCGCGTTCTGCCGCCCGGTGGTCATGGGACAGGAGGTCTGAAATGAAATTAAAAGGGATGATGGTTGTGGAACTGACGGATGTGAATACCTCTGAGACAGAAACCATCACAGAAGAAAATATGGTAACGAATGCAGTCAATAACATTCTCGGCTTAAACCCGATGGGGATTTTTTACCAAGCCACGGGGGAGTATGATGATGCCGTATTGTGGAATGGGAGCTTGCTCCCGATCTGCCCGAACATGATCGGGGGCATCCTTCTTTTCTCCAAAACTCTGGAAGAGGATGCGGACAATATTTACGCCCTGTCAGATAACCTTCCTGTTGCCTATGCTTCCAACAATGTCAATGCAACAACGAATACGGCACGGGGAAGCCTGAACACGACGGAGAGCAAGGCGCTGGAGAACGGGTACAAATTTGTATGGGAATTTACGCCGAGCCAAGGGAACGGGACGATAGCGGCAATCGCCCTGACGAGCGCCAAAGGAGGGGAAAACGGATATGGGAGCCTTGCGGGGGATGCCAGCACGTTCCTCCTGCTGAAAGCTGCGGATATCGGGGATATCCCAAAGGCAAGGCAGATGGTGCTGTTTGAGACGGTGG